ATGATCACCAGGTCGATGTGGCCGATCATGCGCGCCTTGTTGCGCACCGACTGAATGCCTGCAAAGGTGATTGGCTCACCGAGTTGGCGTTTTCCGATGCTGGCGCTGTAGATGCCCATCGGCGCGCCTGGCCAGTGCAGGCGCATCTTTTCGGCATTCTGCTCGATGAGCTCCTTGACGTGCGTGAGCATCAGCACGCGCGTCTCTGGCCAGTTCTGCAGGGCGTCCTTGCACAGGGCGGCCACGATGTGGCTCTTGCCGGACCCGGTCGGCAGCACCAAGCACGGATTGCCTTGGTGGCCAGCTTCGAACCATGCGTAGAGCATGTCGATGGCGCGCTGTTGGTATTCGCGGAGCATCACCCGACGATCCTCCCACCGAACTGCTGGCGCAACTCCTCGAGGCGCTTGTCGCCCAGGCTACACGCTTTTGGATTGGCCAGAATCTCACGGCTGGTATAGACGTGCGCGTCGCCTTCACCGTTGGCCACGTCGCGCCCTTCGATGACGTAGACAGCCGTCCAGTCGTCCAGACCATCCTTGCGCGGCCACGGCACCAGATCAGGATGCAGGACGTGGCCGTCACAGCCCTGCCGCTGGAACTCGACAGGGATGTCGTCTGCATCGTAGCGCTCGCACCGCCATGTGCCGTTCTCCAGCGCCGTGCTGTGCGCGCAGGTGCGGCAGTTGACGTGCTTCGTCAGCTTGGTCTGGTGGCAAAACTCGTGCGCCGGGCACTGCTTGCACTGATACCAGGATGGATCCGTGCTGATCGGCTCTGGCATGCGGTCGGAGAGTGCGATCCTGCGGCCTCGCTCGATGTACTTCTCGGCCACCGCTCGATCGTATCGCACGCGCTCGGTGTAGATGCGGTCGTCGTCCTTGCAGACAGCGACATACAGCGCCCGGTCAATCTTCGACCCGTGCATGTAGAGGTGCACCTGCACCCAATGCTCCGGCTTCGCCGCTTCCAGGCCGTCACGTTCCAAGGCGTTGAAACTCTTGAGATTGTGTGTTTTGAACTCGGCAATATGCCTCTTCCGCGGGGCCTCCGGCACGCCGGACACAATAATGGCATCGATGCTCCCGGCAATGTGCGGCGCCAGGCTCACCCGCATCTGGTTGGAGCCAGTACGCCGCACGTCGAGACCGATGGCGCGAAGGTCGGAGACGATGACCGCCTCCTCCCTCTGCCCGCGGCGGAACAGGCGCAGGATACGGCCAGGGAACTTTGGCTGCACGGCCCACCGAAACGATAGCCACAGCCAGCGGTCGCAGGGGTGGCCCAACTGGCTGCAGCCCATGTGCGGACGCGGCGGCTCGGCCAGGCTCTCGTGGTGCCTGTCGATCAAGGCCTGAATGCTATGATTCGGCTCGGGTATTCTCATCGCGACACATCCTTCATGCAGTTGTCACCCCGGTCCTCTTGCGAGGCCGGGGATTTTTTTACTTCTTGGCGGCCCAGGGCGGCGTGGCCTTTGCAGGCGCGGCTGCTGCAGGCGAGGCTGCTGCAGGCGAGGCTGCAGGAGCTGCGAAGGTCGGCGCGCTGCCGGTGATCGCTTTGAAGCCCTTGACCTCGTTCTGAGCAGGATACTGCTCGGTTGCGGCGCGCACATCAAGCTTGATCGACAGGACGCCGCCGATCAGCTGGTCGGTGTCGGTGATCCTGGCCAATCCGATGGCTCGCATGAGATCGCCAAGCTGCTGGCGGCCGATCTCTTCGGCCTTGGCGCTGGCGTTCTTGATGTTGAGGTTGCCGAACACCACGCGGCCCTGGTGGGTGGGGCCGGTGATGTCGTAGCGCACCTTGATGTACTGGCCTGAGCCATCCTTGGTGGGCTTGAGTTCAGCGGCCGTGATGGTGGCGGTGTACCAGCCAGCGGGCAGCGGCTCGTAGGTGTTGCCCTGGGGCAGTTCATCCGCGTCAAAAGTCTGTCCGAGGAATGCCATGTTATTGCTCCTTTGGGATGATGGTGAATGATGGGCGGCCGGGCTTTGCCGTAATGGCCGCCGACAGTGGTTTGGTGATTGACGGTGCTGCCGCCTTCCATGCGGCCATATTGACTTCCGGTTTCCACCGGAACAGGTATGACAAATGGTCGGTCAATCCGTACTCGGCTGCCAACTCCTGCAACTTGTTGCTATCGACCTTGCGGTCGATGCGCCCAACGATCTTGATCGTGTACTGATCGGGATCGACCACTTTGGTTCCCTCAAGCGTTTCGGCGACGCCGACGAGGGACTTTATGCGGTCCTCGATCCTGCGGCGGTCCTCGACCGCCTCACGTTCGGCCTCCTTGGCCGCCAGCCACAGGCTGGACAACTCGTTGAGGTCGTCGGTCAGTCTTTCTGGCAATGCCATGATTACTCCTCCCCCTGAATTTTGGCGATGATCGCGCCCAAGTCCGGCGCTTCCCACATGTCAAGCTTCCCGCTTCTGTCCTTGGCCAGCCAGAGGCCGTCGCTGTCGCACATCAGCGCGCGCTGGGTGACGCCTTCGGCGTCCTTCTCGACCCGCAGCGCCAGCACCTCGTCGAAGAAGTAGGGCAGCGCCTGGCCAGTTTTGGTACCCGGCATTGATGGCGAGTAGAGCATCCGCCCCATTTCGTCCTGTGCCTTTTCGAGCTTTGCCGACATGTACACGTGCTTGCCGGGCAGGTCGCGGAAGGCACGGATGATGTCTGCCATCTGCTCCTGCATCGCGCCGTATGCCTGGCGTGGATCTTTGGTGGTTTTCTTCTCGGCGTTGAGCACCACCTCGGCGATCTCGCTGATCGAGTCCAATGCCACCGACTGGTAAGCCTTGGCCTCGTCTGCGCTGGTCAGCCAGGTGTACGCCTCCCTCAGCGTATCGAGATCGGCGATCTCAATGTAGGGGATGTCTGCGTCACGAATGGACAGCAGACCGCCTTCGGCCGAGAGGACGATTGGACTGGGCAGTGTTTTGATCAGGGTTGTTTTCCCAGCGCCTGCCTGCCCGTAAATGAGCAGTTTGACGCCGCTGGCAGCGATGCTGCCAGTCGTTCTCACGTTGATTGCCATCTCAGGCACCTCCTTCCTTCATGGTTGCTGCGCCTTCGGCCAATTCCGCTCGCGCAGTGGTTGCGTTCTGCTACAACTCGCAGTAACATGTCAACACCTTGATGGGATATTTCTACGGAGGATTGAAAATGCTGACATTAGAGCAGATCCGCGCCGCCCTGCGAGACCGCAGGCTGGCCAAGGTGGCGGAGGCAACCGGCCTGCACTATAACACCATTCGGGAGATACGCGACAACCCCGATGCCAACCCCACGTACAAGGTGATCCGGGCCTTGTCGGACTACCTCACAAGGGGGGTGACGTATGGCGGATCTGACTAAAATCCTGAGCGGCCCCTGGTCGCCACCACCAGAAAAGCGCGTTGCCCCTCCGGAGGAGCAGCTGATCGACGCCATTCGGGCGGCAGGCCTTGAACCACCGGACCACGTGGAGCTCGATGGCAGGCTGCACAGGTTCCGATCTGGCACCAATGGCAAATCCGGTCCCGACAAGGCAGGCTGGTACGTGGCGTTCGGAGACGGCGTTCCGGCAGGGCGATTTGGCTGCTGGCGCGCCGGCGTGGATGTGGCATGGCGCGCGGACATCGGTAGGCAACTGTCGCCGGCAGAGGAGATGGCCCACGTGCGGCGCATGGCAGAGGCCAAGGCGCTGCGCGATGCCGAGATGGAGCGCCGCCGCGAGGTGGCAGCGGCGACCGTTGAGACAATCTGGGCGTCGGCCCAGCCGGCCAGCCCCGACCACCCCTACCTGCAGCGCAAGGGGATCGGCGCGCATGGGGCGCGCGTGACCGGCGACGGTCGCCTGGTGGTGCCCCTGTACGGCCAGGACGGCAGCCTCTCAAGCCTGCAGTACATCGCCCACGACGGCAGCAAGCTTTACCACCCTGGCAGCCAGACGGGCGGCAAGTTCTGGGTGTTGGGCGCGCTGGACGAACCTGGCACCATTTACGTCGCGGAGGGTTTCGCCACAGCAGCAACGATCCACGAGACAACGGGCAGGCCGTGCGTTGTGGCGTACAGCGCCAGCAACCTGGTGCCGGTCACTGGCATCCTGCGCGAGATGTACGGCGCGACGCAGGATATCGTGATCGTTGCCGACAACGACGCATCTGGGGTTGGCCAGCGGTACGCGGAGCAGGCGTCGGCCGAATACGGCGCGCGTGTGGTCATTCCCCCAATCGAGGGCATGGATGCCAACGATTACGCCAGGGCTGGGCACGATCTGGCCAGCCTGCTGCTGCCACCGGCAGACGACTGGCTGATCCCGGCCGACGACTTCGCGGCCAAGCCCGCACCCATCTCCTGGCTGGTCAAGCGCTGGGTCCAGGACCAAGCCCTGATCATGGTTCATGGCCCATCGGGCGGCGGCAAGACCTTTGTGGTGCTCGACTGGTGCCTGCGCATAGCCAGTGGCATGGACGACTGGTGCGGCAACAAGGTCAAGCAGGGCAACGTGGTCTACCTGGCCGGGGAAGGCCACCACGGCCTGCGCAGCCGCATCGCAGCCTGGAAGCACCACCACCAGGCCGGGCACCTGTCCATGTGGCTGTCAAAAGACGGCTGCGACCTAAACACGCCGACCGGATATCTGCAGGTCGTGGAGCATCTGCGCGGCCTGCCGGCAAGGCCGTCGCTCATCGTGGTGGACACATTGCACCGATTTCTGGCCGGTGACGAGAACAGCGCCAAAGACGTCAAGACCATGCTGGACGCCTGCAACGCCCTGATGAACGAGTTTGGCTGCAGCGTGATTTTGGTGCATCACACCGGGGTGTCCGAGGAAGCCCAGCACCGGGCGCGCGGCTCTAGCGCCTGGCGCGGCGCGCTGGACATCGAGATCAGCGTCGTGCCGGGCAAGGACGGGCCCATGCAGATCGTGCAGCGCAAGTCCAAGGACGCCGAGCTGGCCCAGCCTATCTACGTCGACCTGCAGCAGGTCACCATCCCAGGCTGGTACGACGAGGACGGCCAGCCGGTTACGTCGGCCGTCGTCATCCAGGCCGAGGCCGTAGCCACCGCCAGGAAGGAAAGCAAGATCGAAGCCCACCGCAAAACCTTCGAAAACGCCTGGTGGGCCGCTGGCGCAGAAGAGCGCGACGGTCGCCCCTATCTCAGCCGGTCGGCTATGATAGCCTATCTGACCAAACTGGGCCTCAGCGAGGCTTCGGCCAGGCAGTACATCAAACCGAGCATACCCGGAAAACCAATCGCAGACCTGCTTATAGCCGAGATCATCGAGCCGTTTGAGCATGGATGGGTAGTTGTCAACGAGACACAGGCAAGCTCGATGCTGATTCGTAAGGGCGAGCGGTAACTGGTAACTGTAACGTAACAAAACGTAATTTGTTACCGGGGGCAAGGCGTCGGTACGTTCCGGTAACAAATGGTAACTACCCCCTTTAATATAAGGGGTAGTTACCAGTTACCGGTTACCGATGCGGCGGTAACTGTTCCCTGCGCATAGCGTGACTGTTGGTAGTTGTTGTGTTGACATGCTGGCGCAAACCCTTTAAGGTAGAACCTGCTACTGATGATTGAGATGGAGGAACAACGGAATGGGTAGGAAATACGCGGGCAACGTGCCTAGCCCGAACGATGGCTGGGAGCACGTCGGAACATGCCGGGACGCAGACGGCATTGAATGGCTGGTGTTTAGCAAATCGCAAAAGCACACGCAGGACTGGTGCACACACAAGATCGTGGCGAATGGCCGCGCTGCCAACAAGGCGAACTACTGGCTGACGAGGAACAAGTTAACCGGCCGGATAGGATTCTCACGAGACTACATCTGTATGCGAGAGACCAGGCCAGAGCTGTATGCTCAGGTCGAAGCTATCATCAAAGGGTGATCCTGGGCCGCCGCTGGATTGACAGAACGTGAGCTCTGTCGTAAGTCCCGGGTCGTCGAATTGACGGAAACAGCCATCACACCCTCCTCCCGCCAAGCCGTGAGTGGCGGCAGGTAACCACGGCAGCGAGCGACCGGCACCCTACCTC